GTCGCGGAGCGGGTTGAACACGACCGACAGGGCGCCCGCCACCCGGCCGGGCAGGCCGGTCAGGAACCCGACGACGTTGCCGAACGCTGCGACCACCCAGCCGGCCACGTCCTGCGCGACCCGGGCCAGTATCTGCAACGCCTCCCACCAGAGGCGAATCTGCAACGTTATCAGCTTGATGTAGGCGACGAACACGTCACCTATGAACTCTGCGACCCGCTTGAGGATAGGCCACAGCGTGTCAGCGAGAAACGCCCCTATCGACTGGATGATGTTACGGAACGTTTCGCTGTTCTGATAGGCGAGGATGATAGCGGCGACAAGGGCAACAATGGCGATAATGATAAGGCCGATAGGGTTGGCGGACAGGGCGACGTTGAGCGCCCACTGAGCGGCGGTCATCACGCCCGACACCGCGGCAGCCGCCGCCTTCGCGGCCGAGCTCGCCACCCACGCCGCGGTGGACGCGACCAGGTGGCCGGTCGTGGTCAGGACGGACAGGCCGAGCCGGCCCATCGCACCAGCGGCGGCGCCGAGCGGCCCGCCCAGCGTGGATGCCACGGCGGCTAGGCCGCCCAGGGCGGGCGCGACGGACAGGACGGGGCCGACCCCGGCGGCGATGCCGGACAGGCCGACCTCGATCTTGCGGCGGAACGTCTCGAACTTGCTGGCCGTGTTGTCGGCCAGGGTGTTCCCCATCTGGTCGGCCGCGCCCTCGACCGTGCCCATGAACGCCACGGCCCGAGTCGGGTCGAGGGCGAACAGCGATTCGCCCATGTCCTCGGCCTTCGTGCCGAACAGACCCACGGCGGCGGCCGCCTTCGCCGACGGGTCCTCCATGGCGTTGAGCGCGGCCAGCACCTCCGTGAGGCCCTGCTGTGCGCCCTCGCCGCCCGCAGCGATCTTGGCTTGCATGGCTTGGGCGTCGAGGCCGAGGGCCTCGTATGCGGTGCCGGTAGCGTTCGACCCGTCGATAGCCCGGATGCTGAACTCCTTTAACGCGTCGGCCACGGTGTCGGCGTCGCGGGCACCGGCCTTGAGGCCCTGCGAGATGAGGCCCATGGATTCGGTGCCGTCCAATCCGAGCTTGTCGAACTGGACCGAGTACTCGCTGAACGTGCTGAGCAGGTCGCCGGCCTGGTCGTTGCCCTGCTGGAAGCCGCGGGTAAGGATATCTAGGGCGGCGTCGGCGTTGGGCGCCAACCCGTTCTCGATCATGCGGGACACGGTGCGGGTCGATTCGGCCAGGTCGAGGCCGAACACGCTGGCCAGGTTGAGGACCTTCCCGGTGATGCGCTCAATGTCGGCGTCGGCGGCGTCCTCGGGCAGTAGGCCGTTAGCGAGCACCCCTCGCAGCGCCTCGTTCACTTGGGGCATCGACTCGCCGAACCCGCCCGCGTAGACACGGCCCGCCGTCTTGCCCAGCGACGCCGCGAACTCGGGGTTATTGATGCCGAGCTGGGCGGCCAGCTTGTCGGTCCCCACCTCGTTCGACATGGCGTCGAGCATTCCCTTGCCCAAAGCGGCGCCGATGCCGATGCCCGCTGCGCCCACCGCGAGCTTCGCCCCGGACCCGAACGACTCGCCGAACTTCTTGCCGCTTTCCTTGCCGGCCGCGTCGCCCTCGTTCTCGGCCGCGGGGCGGACCTTGCGCTTGAGCTCTTCCTCGATGCCTTGCGCCTCGACGGTCAACGACAGATAGCCGACACCCACCTCGACGCCGTTAGCCATCTGCCGTCACCTCCCTGCGGCGCCGCTCCGCCCGCTCACGCAAGTCGAGCAGCCGGCCGGTCGCCTCCGACGAGAGCGTAGACCGCCGCGGCGCCTGCTCTGGCCGTTCGGGCCGCGGCACCCGCTCGGGTTTCTTCGCCGACCGCTTACCCTGCCGCTGCCAGTTCCCAGCGAGGATGCCATCCGCTACGAGGGCCAGCAGGTACGTGTCGACCGTCCACCCATCCGCGTCGCCCCGATGGCGGCGCACGAGCGTCGCCTCGGGCGGCAGGCAGCGGACCAAGTCCCGCAGCTTCCGCCACGTCAACTCGCCGGTGACTATGCCGCCGAGGTCGACTTGGTAGAACCGGCAGAGGTCGGCCTCGACCGCGTCGCCTTCTTCGGCGAGGAGTCGGACGAGGCCAACGATTCCCCCAGGTCCATCCCGCTCTGCAACGCGTACTGCTCGACGAGCTTCTGCAACGCCGGGGCGGGCAGATGCGCGTTGGCCGTGATGAGCCGGTTGTACTGGGCGGCGCCGAGCATGTGCTGAATCGCCGTCTCGAGGTCGCCCGGCTTGCCCCGCTGGGCGAGCAGCAGGACGCGAATGTCGATGCCGTAGGGGCACTGGTAGTGCTCGCCGCCGAACTCGAACTCGAACGGCTTGCCCTCCTGCTCCGCTATCCACGCGTCGAGATTGAAGGACCCGGCAGCCATCAGGGGGTGACGTCGGCCTGCGGGTCGTTCGACACCTCGGTGTAGAACAGGCCAGCGGCCGACGGGTACACGGTGACAGTGAACTCGGTCCCGGCTAGCTCGACGTCGCTGATCGTCGTGTCGGCCACTTCACTGACCTCGCACCGGGGAATCACGAGCCGCTTGATGTTGGTCCCGTCGACGAGCTCGAGGACCATGGCCACCGGTGCCACGTTGGGAATGTTGACCTGCCGTGTGGTCGTGCCGGCGGGCGGCGTCGGACCGGCCGACGTCGTCGCCGTCGACCCCGGGTTCAGCAGGCCAAAGACAGTGGCGTTGTCTTCGAGCGCCACGACGGTAAACGTCCGCTTGAACTTGCTTCGCACGGTGCGGACCAGGATGCCGCCATAAGCGAATTTGTCGTCCGTGTCCTGCTCGCGGCCGAGGGTGATGCCCTCGTCGCCGATCAGGCCGATCGGCTCCCACCCGGCGGCCAGGGCGGTCGTCACGTTGACGGGGGCGGTCGTCCCGACCGGGGCCACGTAGACGTCGGCCTCGGCCCAGACGCGGGGGTTGGCGGTATCACCGGCCATCGGTCACCTGTCCTTCGGTCGAGCTGGTCGGGTGGCCGGCGTCGGCGAGTCGGGCCACGATGTCGGCCCGGCGGGTCGCTCCGTGGAGGTCGACGCCTTCGGCTTCGGCCGTGGCCTTGAGGTCAGCGACTGACAGGGCGTCGACGGCGGCCTTGCGGGCGATGCCGTCGCGGACCATGTCGCGGGCCTCGTCGGCTCCCACGTCGACGACGTCGCCGGGCACGCCGTCCTTATACCAGTGAGCCAGGGTGACTTTCACCGGGCGTCGTCCCTTCGTCGGTGCTCGTCGCGCCACACGTGCTTAGCATCATTCAGCGAGGCCAGGCCCCGCTCATGCTGCAGAGAGCGTAGCTCCCCGACCGTCGGGGCCTGCGATACCGGGGCCGGCAGGGGCGACTCGTCGGCCGGTTCCGCCCACCCCTCCCGGTAGAACACGTCGGCCATGCGGCCGTCGAGGTCGACCACTTCGCCGGGGACGTGCACGCCGACGGGCCACAGTAGGCGGACCATCACGGCGTCTCGCCCCGCATGGCGACCTGGAGCGTGCACTGGTAGACCTGGTGGGCGGACAGCGGGTCGGGGACGGGGACGGGGCCTCCGACGTCGTCGACGCGGTACACGGGGACGCCGGCCACGACGTCGCCCCTCGCGGCGTGGATAATGGCCCGCACCCACTGGCAGAGCCGCTCGGCGAGGTCGCCCCGCTTGTCCCACCCCTGCACTGTCACCATGGGCCGGTCGACGACGACCGACTCGCGGCCCCCACCGGCGGAGCGGACCACGACGAACCGGTTGGGCCGAGGGTTCGGGATGGCGTTGTGGACGGGCGCCGCCTGGCCGTGCGCGGTGAGCTGCGCAGCCACGTGGCCGATGAGCACGGCGGCCGGGTCGGGGAACAGGACGAGAGGGGCCATGGGCCTATCCTCGCGCCGCGTTGATCGCGTTCGTCAGGTTGCCCCGCTCGACCTCGGCCCGCATCGCCTCACCAGTCGTCGCGCCGACGCTGACCCGCCACCGGTTCGGCCCCCGCTCTGACCGCATCTCGTGGCCCGGGCCGGCGGCCGACAGGACCCGGCGGCCTTTCGCCTCGAGCACTTCGGGCACGCGTCCCTGCTCGCCCTTGAGTATCTGACCGATGCCCTTGCGGCCGAGCGTGAACCGGAACCGGCTGGCCACCCGTCAGCCCTCGACGTCGAGCAGCTGAACGAACACGTGGGGAGGGGAGCCGCCGGGCACGTTCGGCCACACCGGCTTCCCGTCGACCTCGTAGCTCTGCACGGCGCCCCGCTCGACGACCTCGAGCCGGTCATGGGCGCGCACGTCGGCGTCGGGCTCTAGCAGCGCCTGCGGCCGTGTGACCGTCCCGCGGCGGCCGTCCTGGGTCAGCTCGTCGCCGATCGCCACGTCCGCCACGCGGCCCCACACCACAGTCCTGGTGGCCGTGTCCCAATCCTCGACGGGCTGGCCGTAGGCGTCGACACCGGCGCCGGCCCGGACGATCGTGACGAGCTGCTCGAGCGGGGGTCCGTCGAGGTTCACGGCCCGCCACCCAGCCGGTACGGGCCGAGAATCTCCCGCTCGACGTCGGACAGGGCGGAACCCAGCTCACCCGTCGCGGGGACGGCGAACACCCTTGAATAGCCGGGCATCGACTCGGACCGCAGGCCCCTCGGGTTGACCAGCCGGCGCCGGGCCACGGACTTCGCCGCCACCCGCACGTCGTCGGGCACGTCGGGGAGGCCGTGCGTGAACGTGACTTGCACGCTCCGCCACGTCGACCCCCACGCCCACGGATAGGCCCGCAGCAGGCCGCACGGCAACCACTCGTAATCGAACGTGATAGCCACACCGTCGACGAGGACGGCGCCCACAGCGGTCACGTGGAGCGACGGCAGCTCGAGCACGGCCGACGGGCCGCCGTTCAGCGTGACCGTCTCCGTGATCGACGGGGCGACATGCCAATGGCAGTAGTTGCGGACCACGGCCGTCGCCTCCACAGCAGCGTCGTCGGCCTCGTCCGAATCGGGAAGGTCGGCGGCGGTGATGAGGGGGGCGACGGCCACGGCGGCCGCTTACTTCGTGTCGGCCGAGCGGGCCTTGTTGCGGGGAGCGTCGTCGGTGACGCCCCGCGCCTTGAACTGCGACGCGGCCTGCTCGCCCGACTCGTCGGCCTTGAGAGCGTCGGAGGAGCCGGTCAGGCCCAGCCGCTCCGCTTCGGCCTTCGTCAGCTTCAACGTGGTCGGCGTACCCGACTGGGTCTCGACGTCGTACAGCTCGAGGGCCTCGGGCTGCTCGGATGACGCCTGGTCGTTCGTGGCCATGGTCGGCCTCCTTATCTCGTCGACTGGACGTGACGTCGTGGGACCACCGCAGGCGGCGTGCGACGTGCCGCACACCGGGCACCTGCGGGGAGCCACGCTACGGAGCGAGTATGCCGTGCGCTCGGAGCTGGACGAGCGTCGCGTTGAGCTTCGTCTTAAGCTCGTTTATCAGGTCTGCCTCGGGCTGACCGTAGGTGGCGTCCGCGTTGGCCGTGGCCACAGCAGCGACGGCGACCTCCGCCTTCGCCGTGCGCCGCAGCGCGTCGGGTGCGTTCAGGTAGCCCATCAGGCCCTCCCCATTGTCGGTTGCACGCTCACGCGCCCAGTATGGCCTACGCCAGTGCGATCTCGACGAAGGCGACGGGGCGGAACACGCCGAACACAGCCCGCAGCTCGGCCAGAATCGCGACCATGTTGCGGATGAAGAAGTTGGCGTGCGAGTCGGACACGGTGATGGCCGACTGCTCGCGGTCGAGCAGGAACGCCTGCCGCCAGTCGCCCACGTAGGCGGTGCCGGCGACGACGGCCTCGGACTCGACGACCGGGAGGCCCCAAATGCGGGGCTGGCCAACGTCGGCGGGGCCGCCGTAGTAGTAGCGGCCCTCATTGTCCTGCAACAGGTCGATCGCTTCCCAGTCCGACGGGTTCATCACGAACGCGGTCGGGATGGCCCGGCCCACGGTCCGCACCTTGGTGCGTGCCCGGCGCAGCGTGGTCAGAATGTCCGTCGCGAAAGCCTGGGCCTGGACGCCGGCCACGTTCGATATGCCAGTGAAGTTCTGGCCCACGCCGTCGCCGTTCACGATCTGGTCCTCAAGCTCCTCGTCGAGGCCGTACCGCAGGAACGCGTCGATGAGGGCGCGCAACTGGCCGGCGTCGGACAGGGCACGCTTCGTCGCCGGAATCCAATGGGCGATGGTCCGCACGGGGGCGGTCACCACGTCCAACGCCAACGTCGACTCGGGCTTGACACCACCAGCGGCGTTCATGGTGCCCGGGTCGGCCGTAGCGGTCGACTCAGCCACCGGCGCGGCGGCGTTCGTGAAGCCGGTCACCCGGGCGTACTCGACGGTGTCCGACTGAGTCGTCCCGGTCGTGATCAGGTTGCGGATCACGAGGGGCCGCATGAACGACGACGCCGGGTCCCGCAGGCCGAGGAGGTCGTTGTTGATCAGGGCGCCGGCCGACGTGCCGCTGGCGCCGGTCACGAGGGCTTTCGCGTGGGCCGAAGCGTCGAGGCCCATGAGGTCCTTAACGCCGACCGGGTCGCCCATGACCCTGGCCCGGTCGTTGACCTGGCCGTTGTGCTGCTTAAGCAGGGTGGCCATCTGCGGCGATGAGACGAACTGCTCGCCCAGCGTCTTACCGTTCGCGCCGGGGACGATCAGGCCCGACGCCGAGTCGAACAGCTGGCCGCCCTGGCCCTTGCCGGCCTCGTCGCCGTCGAGAGCGATGCCCAGATTCTTGACCTCTGCCAGCATGTCGGCATCGGCCTTGAGCTTGTCGAACTCGCCGCGGGTCGCCTTGGCCTCGTTCATCAGACGAGTGACCGTCTCACGCTCGTCGGCGGTGAACTCCCGGCCCGCCTTCTCGGCGGCGTCCGCCAGTTCCGTCACCTGGCGAATCTTCTCGCCCTGCGCAGCCTTGAGGTCTGCCAGCTTGCCCATGGTTGCTCGTCTCCCTGCTCGTGATGGCGGGGCCGAGCGGGCTAGAAGGTGGCCAGCTCGGCGCGGAGACGGGTGATTGCGGGACTCAGCGTGGGGGCCGTGGCCTCAGCGGCGGCACCCGGGGCGGTCGTGGCCTTCCCGTCGTCTTCGTCCGGCTTCGCCGAGGAGAGCACCTCGCCTATGGCGTTGTACGCCTCCTCGAGCCGGGCGAAGTTCTTTGAGGAGAGTACACGGCCCGCCTTGAGCTGAGCGACAATGCCGTGCAACGCCTTCGCGTCGAGCAGCTCCGTCTCCGGGTTCACGCCGAGCAGGGTCGGGCCGACCTCGAACAGGTCGAGCTTGCGGAGCTCGAATACCTGTTCGCCGTCCTCGGTCACGGACGCGGCGTCGACGATGTCGTAGGCGAAGCTGAACTGCGTCACCCGGCGGCCCTTGAGCAGCCGCCACACCTGCGCCGCCCGCGACTCCACAGGGTCGGCGTCGATGTCGAGCTGCGCCTTGACCCACAGGCCGGCGTCGCGCTCCTCGGCCTTCACCACCGACCCGATGTGAGCGCGGGGGTCGCGGTGCTCATGGGACCAGATGACGGGGATCGGCCCATCCTTGGCGTCCCACGCCTTGAGAGTGTCAGCGAACGCGCCCTTCACGACCCGCTCGCCGTACCGGTCGACGTTGCCGAAGACGGAGACCAGGGCCTCGAACTCGCCCTTGTCAGCGCCGTCCTCGGTCACTTCGGTCGTGGCCTTGATTCGGCACGCGGCCGACTTCGTGAGCATCGACTAACCCTCCTCGCCGAGGAACTCTACCGTGCACGTACACCCGGCCTTCTCATCGTCCGAGAGCTTGCTATCGCCGGGCCAGCGGGCACCGTTCCCGAACACGTCATCAATGCCGACCGTGTCGCCGTCCATGCGTGCGTGGGACTTGCGGGGCTTGCTCGACGTGACCACCCACCGTTTCCGGGTGAGGCCGCCCCGCTTCGCTCCCTCGCGGCCGCCGAACGACGTGATCGCCGTCGCCTGCGTCACCGCGGCCGCCACGGCGCGGACGCCGATGGCCCGCTCGAAGACGCCGGCCCGCGCGTCGTCGTCACCGGCGGCGCCGAGCTCGGCCACGGTCTGACCGTTGATGCCGTCCGCTACGCCCTCGGCGTTGCGTTGCAACCACTCGAGCATCGGCTCGTCGTCGAAGCCGTCGGGGTCCTCGTCGTTCGCAGCTAGGACCGTCTTGGCGGCGGAGCGGGCCGCGGCGACGTTCAGGCCGAACAGGTCGGCGGCCAGGTCGGCCGACCACCCCTCGACGTTCCCGACGACGTCGGCCGCGCCGGCTTCCTGCTGGCGGGCGAAGAACGCTGCGAGCGTCTTCTCGTACCGGCCCGGCCAGTCGCCCGACCCGCCCGGTCCGGCCGCCTTGAATCCCCGGCCCGACTCAGATTTCCGACCACTGCGGGTGAACGCGGCCGCGCCGTCCGGAGCTGAGTCGGTGGGGCTGGCCTGGCCGCCGGTGACGACGTTCAACGGGACGATGAGCTCGTCGGCGCCGTCGGCGGGCGGCAGATTGTTCCGGGCGCGGGCCTCGTTGCGGGTCATCCACGGCCCACCCACCGCCGTCTGCAACGTCGTCGCCTGCTCCTCGAACGACCCGCGGAGCTTCTCGGCCAGGTTGAACTCGACGTACACGTCGGCCGTGTCGGCGAAGTCGGGCAGCAGGCGCAGCTCGATCCGTTGGGTGACGAGCTGCAACCACGGACCGAGGGTGTCCTGGTACAGCTGGCGGTGCTGCTCCTTGATGTTGCTGAACGTGGCGTGGTCGAGAATGCCGACCATCGGCAGGGGCACGTGGTAGGCCGAAGCGACCTCCTCGCGGGTCAACTTCCGGGCGCCCAGATACTCGGCGTCCTTCGGGGAGAGCTGGACCGGCTGGTAGGTCATGCCGTCCTCGAGGATTGGCGTCCCACCCGCGTGCGGCCCCGCCCCCACGTACTCGCGCCAGCCGGCCACGAACCGTTCCCGGCCCTTGTTGCGCTCCCAGTCGGGCGCGTCCTTCGGCCGGTTCAGGAACCCGGTCATGCGGGCGCCGTTCCGCCATGTCTGCTCGCGGGCCTCGAGCGAGGCGGACTCCTCGGCGAGCGTGCGGCGCAGCGTCTCCAACGGCGACACACCCAGCCGCGGGTCGGTCGGGTTATACCCACGGAAGTGGACGACCTGGTCGGCCGCGTAGTCGACATAGCCGCGGGGGCCGTCGACCCGGTACCCCTCGGCGAACAGCCAGTTATCCCCAGTGGGTGACACCCTGCGGGGGGGGAGGCGGAGCAGGCCGAGACCGCCGTCCGTGCGGGCCAGCTTCAACCAATAGGCGTTGTCGTAGATCGTCAGGTCGAGGACGAGCGCGTCGAGCAGCTCATACGTCGTCATGTCCGGCATGGGCCGACCCAGCGTCGCCGCGAGGGGATGGCCGGCGAGTCGTTCGCGGTCGTCGTCGTCGAGGCGGCGGAACACGTGCACGCCGAGCTGAGCGATGTTGCGGGCGAGGAAGCTGGTCACGGTGCGAACCTGCGGCTGCGCCCGCCACAGCGCCTCGTACGTCGCCGACTGCCACTCGGACAGGTTCACCGAGCGGGGCACCATCGGCGCCTCGCCACGGCCGATAGCGACCAGGCCACCCTCGGAACGGACGACAGCCATCAGTCAGCGGCCCGGGGGAGCAGCTGCACGAACTCGACCTTGCTGCACTCGATGAGCACCTCGCCGTCGACGGGGACCGGCCCCTTCGTCTCGTGGAGCTTCGCGGCCCGCAGGACCAGATAGCCGGGGCACTGCTCCCACACGACGCCCTCGACAGCCGTCCCGGTCGTCAAGTTCACGAGCACCGACCGGCGGGCGACGAGCCGCCCATAGTCCGACCGGCGGGTCCGCAGCGCCCCCCAGACAACCACGGCCAGCACGGCCACGACGAGGGCGACCACGGCGACGTCGAGCACGGACGCCACGGTAGCCCCCCCGGGGGTCATGCAATGGTGAGCCCATGGTCGTCGTACGCCGACCCCCGCGCGACGGGTCGCCGGCTGGCCCGGTCGATGGCCATGATGCACGCCACCAGGCCGTCGATCTTCTCCGACGACTTGGCCTTGTCGGGCTTCACGTTCCCCGCCGGGTCCATGCTCACGCCCAAATGGTCGACCTGCCAGCGGACGATCGGGTTCCCCCCATGGCGCAGCTTGCCCTCGAGCACGGCCCGTTGCAGCTCCTTCGTCGGCCCCGACATCGTCGCGAACCCTTGCCGGACCGGGGTCAGGTCCCACCCGTCGCCCTGCAAGTCCGTGACCAGCGACGACGCGTTCCACGGGTCGTAGCCGGCCTCGACGATCGACCACTGGTCTCGGTCGGCGTTCATGGCGGCGCGGACGTGCTGGTAGTCGAGGACGTTCCCCGGGGTCAGCTCCAACCACCCGTCACGCACCCACACCGCCGCCATGCCCGCCGTCCGCCGATTCATTTCGGGCAGCGCGGCCTCGGGCAGCCAGTGACGCCAGCGGCAGTCGTAGCCGCCCTCGCCGTCCGCCCACACAACGCACCACGCCGTCAGGTCCGACGTGGAAGCCAGGTCGAACGCCCCGCACGCCACCCGGCCCTCGACGCCCCGCGGCGCCTGACAGGCGTCCCACGACGGCAACGTCAGATAGCGGACGTCCTGCTTCGTGCGGATACCCAGATGCAAGCGGAGGAAGCTGGCCAACTGCGCCGGGGACTGGCGGGCCTGCGACGCCGCCGCGGCCATGAAGTCCCGGGTCGGCGAAATGCCATAGCCCGGGTTCGCCTTCTCCCACGTCGACTCCGCATAAGGGTCGTCGGCCTCGTCCGCCGCCCACACCGCCCCATAGAACGTCGGGTCGACCAGCACCCCCCGGGCCAGCTGCTCGCAGTAGTCGCGCACCTCCGCGTAGATCGTCGCCTGCCGACCGTCGTCGGCCGTCGTGATTATCACGACCAGCGGCTGCGACCGCGCGCCAGTGCCGGTCCGCACGGCCTCCACGATGTCCCGGCTCTTGTGGACGTGGAGCTCGTCGATAATCGCCCCGTGCACGTTCGCGCCGTGCAACAAGTCAGCCACCGACGACACGACGGCAAAGTAGCTCGACGTGCGCTTGTGGATAATCCGGTCGCGGGTCACCTTCACGTGAGGAGCCAAGCCCGGGCTGCGCTCGGCGATGGC